CACGGGATTTGTTCTTTGCAACACTCCGTCCAAAGGAGCGGTTCGATGTTTCAGGCGAGCGGCGGAATTAGCACGCGGGCTCTACCCTTGCATTGCTGGAGCGATAGCGGAGTCGAACTCCACTTCATATCTACACATCAAACGTCCTAGTCCGACTGATTGTTGGGAGGAAAAGATCGAATAGAGCAGCCATGCAGGAACGGAAATATTAGCTATCGTGGTAGGCGCGGGATTGTTCTTCACGACGTACCATCGGAACTGCGCACGGTTAGGATCGTACGAAACAAGGTTCGTTCGGTCCCAAACGGATGACTTCCGGTTGCCCTCGGTTTGCAAGATATTGGTGCTTGTAATAGAAGCTGGATCAGCATCGTTCTCATCGAACACCATGACCAAGGTAACTTGCCCGGGGGTCGTAGAAGCACAGACTGGTTCATACCAGCAGTGCAACGACCGGAAGCGGTAGCGGCCATAGTTAGCTCCAATCTGTTGGAGCCAGGGAAGGAAGGAGGATGCGGCTGAAAGCGGAATCGCTCCAACCACTTCTGTATTGGCTGTGGCGGAGGAAGTAAGGAAAGCCATAGGCTCTTCATTGCAAACTGTAGTTATGCTAGTTCCTCCACGTCTACCTGTAATTGTTCTGGGTCCTGCTACTGGGGCTCTAAAACTCCGAGCTACCGGAGCAGCGCGAACAGACTGCATAGCAGACTGCTGGCGAGGCTGTCCAGCGCGTGTAGCACGGCGGGTTCTAGGCTTCTTCGCGGCATTGCCGCGGGGTTGTTGTCTGGGCGCCATCTTACTCAATAAATTTTGTCAGTGGAGCCAGTTGCACTGACTGCAAATACTTATGAATAAGAGGCCATTTGGGAGAAGTCCCCAACTCAGCTTGCAAGTCAGCAAAGAGGGGAGTTTTGGTGCTGAGGTACCTGTACAGGGTCTTAGGCCACGTGAGCAAATATGCTCCTCCATTGGTCATATGGTGAGAGCAAAACTCAACGCTTTCCAAGAGCCCATCATAATCGATCGGGCAAAGTTCGTACTCCTTACACGTGTGGCCGAGGCAGGCATACTTGTGTTTGGCGTCTTCTACATATCCCTCAACCGAATCATCGCCCATGGCTACGCACCATGGAGCTCCAATGATCTCAGCCATAAGGCATCGGATCCTGGAGTTCATCGATGACGTTAGGTATGAACCTGATTTCATAATGCCTGGAATCTGCTGCGCAATCAGCGTTCCATCAGACAGTTGAAACAGGCTGAGGCTGAAACAAGCAAACCTATTGCGTACCGCTCTTTCGAGACGTTCATTGTTTAGTAGGTGCGGCTCCATTAATTTCAGCCTCATATATAACTCAGCTTCGAATTCCCATTCTTGAACGGACCAATCAAATCCGGAAATGTCGGCACAGGCCGCCTTCCGAATATGGGATTTAGCTCTAAGGTCAGAGAACAAAACCCGAACTTGCTCGTCCAAAGACAAGCCCATTCCGGGTTTCGAAGGAATTGCATGCCACATCGAAATTTCATATCGATTCTGGTAGCCAAAGAGCAAACGTTCTATAATCTGATCCGTTATAGAAACGGACGATATTAGACGATATCTTCGTTGCTTCATTTTCCTTCGACTGTGGGGCTCCTGCTTAACAAATAATCTAACTGGATCGCAGTAGCCGTTCTCGACTAGATCAACCGCAGTCGCGTTATTCAGATCCACTCCACTAGATAGTAGACTGAGTCGCTCATAGGCGCATTGCACCAGCATACGGTCGTGTTTGTCAATAAGCTCTCCATTTGTGGCGGCCAAGGCCGCGAAAGGAACCCCGGGGGACGCATCCCTCTTGATTTCTTCATGTATGATAGTATGGAGTCGCTTCTTAATTTCCACCTCATCCCAATGACGCAGGACTGAGTCTACTGGCGCCCTCGGGTACTTGAGGAGGAGGCGGTCACACGCTGCGATGAGCCCTGGAGGGGCCGGTACTGGGTTGTGGTTTCCTGCTTGGAGGAGGAGGGAGGTGAGCTCAGCTGCTGACCCCCTCTCCGGCCACGAGTAATCGTTAAGCTCTGGGAAGGACTCCTGCGCCGCCTTGAGCGCGGCGGAGACGCCAGAGGCTCCACACTCCCGGAAGCGGACATTTGAGCGTCCAACTTCGTAGAGAGGCATGCCAGCTGGCTTCCTATTTTGCTCATGATTGTGTCTTCCAAGCGCATCGCCATCTCGTTGAAGCGTTGGGCCAGTTCCTCCTGAAGCTGAACCTGATGGTCCAGCAGTAGGTTCTGGGTCTGCTGAGAGGCGGATTGGGCATCCTCCGCTGCCAGTGCCACGTCCCCCATCAACGATTGCATCTCGTTCAACCGAGGCATCAATCCTTGATCTTGTGTGGGGGGGAGGTCCGGAATCAACTCCGAGCAGGCCGGTGGAATCAGCGGCGTGGAGGAAGGCCCCGTGGGGTTCGCATGGGCGACCACACAGGCGGGGGGCTCCGAACTGGTACTGGGCGAACTCGCGAACATGTCCAAGATAGGAGTCCGGCGAGGCGGAGGGAGGATTGGTGAGGAAGCGAGCACTGCTGGCTCCGACACGGGAGTTGAGGGGGTCGGGGCTATTTCCGACCCCCGCTGGCAGTTTAAAGAATCGCCGCTTTCGAGGTAAGACTCATCAAGCGATGCTGCTAGAAACTCATCAGCCATTTCACTCCATAGTGGCCTACCGGAAATTCTTAGTCGTGCCTCTATTTGTTCATTGGTCTCAGAGGGGCGTTGGAATTCGGTCTTTGTGAAGCGATAGCGCCCCAAGCCCGATATATCTAGCTCGGTGACGCCTTCTCTAAAGTCCATCTCCTCATCTCTGATCTCTGAAAATCCTCGGAAATTCTGCTCCGATTCACGACGGGTGAAAATAGGGAACAGAATGGTTGCCAAGTTTGATTTCCCGATGATGAACGCACTCTTGTGCAACCCAATTATACCCCCTTGCGAAGAGTACAGTGGGCTACCGCTCCAACCGGGTTGGGTGGTTGCGGTATGCACGAAAGAGCCAGGTTCCACAGAAGCAATAGCAAGTCCAGAGGAGCTATGCCAACCTCCATCATATCCATAGACAGAGATTGTGGTTCGGGCGGTCGGAGGGGTCTTTACAGTCGCCGCTCCAACTCCCAATTTGCTCCAAATGGGTGTCTCGACTCCACCTACGTTGAGGTTGAGGCCAACGGCGTCAAAGGTTGAATGAATGTCTCCAAACACCGCAGTTGCCTGCGGAGGGATGGCAATTCTCATCAACACGCCGTCCTTGTTTTGCTTACAAATATATAGGTTCCCACTACGAGATTTTCTCGCAGCGGCCAAAACATGAGCGCAAGTCAGTAAAATAGTGCTACTCTGATAGTTGACTCGTGCTCCGCACCCCAAATGCGTTCCATCCTCTGCTTGCAGAGCAACCAATGAAGGCGGTTCTGAATTTTGTGCAACAGGAGATACGATGCTGTAGTCCACGGCGGCTTCCTCCTTCCTAGAAATAAGTAGAGCTTCAGGTAGGAAAGAATACCACTTAGGATTCACCATGACATCGATTCTGACGCCAGCGACGGTCACGTAGCCGAAAATGGCTGTCTGACCCTCGACTGTTCTGGTAGTCACCTCGCCTTCCAAAGTTAGATAGGCGGGTTTCTTCTTAGTGGGGGCGGGTTCTGGTTTCACCACAATGTGCTGTACAGTGCGGCGTAAAACCCAGTCTGTGGTCCTGTATAACGACCAAAATATTCCACATCCAATAGTAACCACTGGACGCGCAACCCACATCGCAATTTGTGAAAACACGCGTAACGCGCACAAACACATGATCAATACGAGCCATTCCGTTCTTCCCAAAGATGTGAGGAAGTGGAGGAACTCAGATGGGGTTGTGGGGGGAAGCATCTCAAACGCGTCTTCCAGTTCTATAAACTGGTTGTCGCGGAATGAGTTCATCGCCTCTGAGCTGCTCACACGAGGTGAGAATGGGGCGGAAACCAGCAGGACACAAACCTCGCAACAAAGTGCAAGCGTATGAAGTCCACTGTTCGCCGGGAATCAGCTCAAACTCTAGGATTTGCCACCGAATCGAGAGGCGCGTAGCCAACTCAAAATCGGAGCACTCCTCGAGCTCCCGGTTCGAGAGACGCGGAATAGCTATCTCGAACTCAACAGGACCGGAGCATGGGGCGTGTAAGCAGCCAACGGCTACAGACAATTCCAAACCACCATACTCTTGACAATGCACCTCAATTACTTGGGGCTCATTGTTGGGGGTCCTTCGATGGTAGTAAACCACCGTAAACATCGCTTAATTCAACAGCAATGACGACCAAGCCATCAAACTTGGGCGATTAGATCGCTGAGCGGTCCGAGGGACAATGAGCGATCTTATGCCAAAACAGACTGG